TCAAGTAAATTACCTACGGCTTCTCCATAAATCTCTTGGGCTGTACCTGTTGGTTCTGGAGTAGATGTTTCCTTCTGAGATTTAAGTTCGTTATATGCTGCAAGCAAATCCTCTTGCGATTGAAACTCTCCTCCAATCAGCTGCTCTTCTTTAGGTAAGCTTCCTTCTTTTTCTAGCTCGGCTGCTTCAGCTTCAAGGTTAGCAACTACTTCCTCTTCTACTGGTGGAGTAGCGTCTTGTGTAATTGTAATTGGATCAGGCATAAGTTAATTCCTCTTAAATTTTTCTACCATTTCTGGTGTAATTGTAATTTCTTTTGGACCAGCGTCAGGCTGTTGGGATGGGGATTCCACCTTCATCGAGGTTTGGAGCTTGGAGGTTAGCTTGTCCATCTGGGGAGACTGCTCCTCCTTCTTGGAATTGGGGACCATAGGGCGCACCTTGTTTTGTGTAATTTTCAGCCACTCTAGCAGCGGCTGGACTTGATATCATATTACCCATCATCTCCTGTTCTCGCATCTTTTCATTTTGTTGTGCTAAAGATTGAGATTCTTGTTCTAACTGTTCTGGAGTCTTAACAAGATTAGTTGTGTCTATAGAACTGCTCGCTGCTAATCTTCTTAATGCTTCTTCCATGTTTATATATTGAGTAAGTATCTCTGGACCAAGTGCATCTCTGGCAGATCCAATAAATTCTAATAGTTTATTCCTATCATCTCCTCTACCTATAGCTTCCATACCAGTAATAGGTTTAGGATGTATTAAACTTTCTCCGTCTTCTCCTCTAGGAAAGTCAGGGATCTTTCTAGTTTTTTGCAATATAAATACTAATCGTTTAACTAGAGGTAGCTGTAATTCTTGCGTCAGTTGTGAGTACAATCCTCCGAGCGAAGCTTCTAACTCTTGACTGCTGTATCTTATCTCTTCCGCTGTTACTCTCTCAGCTGGACGTTGTACTGCGCTGTTAAGAAGGAAAGCAAACGATAGTCTATTCTCTATCCTGTCGATAGTATTGTTAGCTAAAGATAAATCATTCAATTTACCTTGCGCTTGTAAAACTGTAACGTCATTAGCACTACCTTGTATGACTGCTCCATTCTCTGCATTAACTAAAGTGCGTGGTCTTGTAGTTCCAGCTGGAGATACCATGAACAATACCTTACTTAGCATTGCACTAGCTTCCAGTATGCTTTGGTATAAATTTTCTAATGCAGTTAAGTCGCCATACCATTGCTCAATAAAACTACGTCCGTAATTTTCTGACTCGATTTGAGTCCAGCGTAACGGAATAAAAGGAGAGCAATCAGCTGGACACATGCCATATGTATTAGGTACTGGCTTACCTTTTACTTCTTGATACCATATACACTTGCCTTCCTTATACTTAACGCATGTATAAATCTTTATAGTTTTTTCTTTACTGTAGTTGTCTTTCTCTTGAAGATCTTTAGGTAAAAAATCTTTTGGTAATACAGTTGGACTAACTTCTTCTTCAATAATAATCTCTTCGACATTACCCATAGGATCTCTATTGATAGTGTAGTTCTCCAAATGGATAACTCTTATACCAGTAGGATTTATATACAACAAGACATTGCCAGCAACAATAAGCTGTTCAAATGCTTCGTGCATTGATGCCCTAAACGACATTGTTTCCAACATGTTATGGACTTGCTGCTCTACTTTAACAAGTGCTGTATCTAGTTCTGTCTTTGCTTCTGGTCCAGACTGCGCCACTATCATTGCCAGCCCATCTATCTCAAGTTTAAAGAAGCCAGTATTGATAGGGAATAAATTTATGCCAAGCTTGTTTGCAATATTTAAAACTCCACGAGCGCCCATGCTTTGATGAGGATTAGCTATCTTACCTCTGTCTCCGTACGTATCTTCTGGATATAAGAATGGGATAGTTACTTTAGCGTTAGCTCTAGCTCGATCTCCATAAGGCGCTCTCGATGTCATCTGTTGTTGATACTTCGATGCAACAGTAACGCCTTTCTTCTGCTCCATATCTTTTTTGTAGGAGCTATCTTGATCGACACTACTTGTTAAAGTAACTTCGTTGTTATTCATTTAAGTTAAGGGATTTGTAGTCCAGATCCTTTCTTCAAGTCTGTCCTTAAACGTCTTCTTCCATAACCTCTACGCTTTTCTGCTCCGCCTATACCTATGCCACCCTCTGGAAGTTCAAGTGCTGCGGCAACTCCGCCAGCTGTAGCAGATGGAGGGGGAGCGGAAGGAGCTTCAGCTATTTTCTTTTGTTCTTCTTGACGAGCTTGATTGTCTGCACGAGTCTCTTCATACTGTCTCTTTTGCTCTGTCATTTGCTCCCTTTGAACAGCCAACATCTCGTCAGTTCTGTCTTTAGGTTTGCTACCACCACCGCACATAGCTAATCGTTTGTAAGGTTGTTCTGCTCATTGTAAACCGATTCAAGCATTTTTACCATGCTTCTTTTGCCAGCGTAATACCAGATCTCTCGATCATCTGTATCTATATCTGGACATTTTTCTGGTATCATCTCTTTTAATCTATTAATTAATACCTCATCAATGATAGGAAATGGGTCGTCAATAGCCATGTGTAATGCTAATTTATATTTATATTACTGTACTTACTATGGCTAAGAAAGGATTGTATTACAACATCAACAAGAGAAAGAAAGCTGGTACAAGTAGAAGTAAAAAGAATAGTACTATTGATGATAAATCTTATAGAGCTATGCAAGCTGGATTCCCTAAAAAGAAAAAGAATCCCTTAGACATAGCTTAAGGAGTCCATAGTTTAATCTTACCTGTCTTCATATTGTAGTCTTCGTGTCTTAATATTCTTGCCAGCCTTGCTGTAGTTAAAGCTTCTTTGTATGTAAGCTTCTGCTTCTTATAATTTTCTACCACTTTTTCCCACATCTTTGTAACATCCTTTGTGTCTCCTAATATTTTATTTGCAGTAACCGCTCCTACTCCAGAGATACCTTTATAGTTGTCAGTTGGATCTCCTGTTAATGATTGAACCATCCAGTTTCTATCCGCTTGCCTTCGAGTAATCAGTTCAACATCATCCCCAGCTAACAGCTTGCAAGGTATGGTTCTCATATCTTTATCAATACTTACAATGATTGGATCATCAATAGTCTTTGATGTGGCTAGTACTCCAAGTACATCGTCAGCTTCCAGACCTTCATACCTTACTGTTGTATATCTATCCTCTAACTTCTTCATTACTTGTGGTAAGCATAAGGGTTTACGTTTTGTTTTTCTATTAGCTTTGTACTCCTGATACATCTCATGCCTAAATGTAGGGTACGAACTTAGACATATAATTATGTCGCCTTCGTCTTCTGTAATACTGCGATAGACATCAAGCTTCTGCTCGATAGCTCTCATAGCATCTCTCATGTCAGAGGTCAGAGTATGTATATTCTCATCCCAATGTGTCTCTTCCTCTACTGCATAGCAGCATGTAAAACAAAGTAAGTCGCCGTCAATAAGTAAAGTCATGGTAAAAATCCAGATAGTGAAGCAGATAATCTGCCAGTAGTTTCGTTGTATTCAAGGATGTCAGCCTTGCCAAGTGATCCGTTGTGTCTATTCTTAAGTACCTTAAGTTGTAGTTCGTTTGATTTCTCTTCCGATTGCTGCGATCTAATGCCGCAAATTACGAGGTCACTTAGCTGGGCTATGGAACTGCTACCTCTCAATGCAGCTAAGTTTATATCTCCTCCTTCTTCAGCTGGCTTGCCATCTGTTCTACGCAAGTGACTGACCATAACTAATCCAATCCCTGTCTTCTCTACTACCTGTCTTAACTTGGTACAACATACATCTATTTGTTTTCTCTCATCCCCATCACTTAGTCCAGAAACAACAAGGCTAAGATGGTCCAAGAAGATAACATCGCACTCTTCTCCTGTTGCCATGTATGTTATCTGATCTATTAACCTATCAGGATCTAGTGAACCAAAGTGTTGCAGCAATATAAATCTATTGTCACTAAATAAATAATCAAACGCCTGTCTTAGTTCCTCTTCGCTTACTGCTTTCTCATCTATATGCAATGGCTTGTTAAGTGCAATGGATAGTATGCCCTGCATGCTTCTCTTACTGCTCTCTTCTAATCCAATCCAACCTACCTTAAGTCCGTTAGCTATAAAGTGATGAGCCATTTCCCTACAAAGTAAGCTCTTGCCTACGCCTGTTCCAGCGCAAATCGTAGTGAGCGACTGCTTTCTATAGCCTTGACATATTCTATTCAACTCTGGGAAGGGATAGCTACATATCTTTGATGTATCTTCTTTAACTAAATCTTCCCATAAGTCGTAGGCAGAGAATATGTTGTCGGGTCTGATAGGACTTGCCTTCCAGAGAAGTTCTCTAAGCTGCTCCGATTCCCCTGCGAGGAGCATTTCATTAGCATCCTTTCTTGGTAGATTTGCGATAGCTGCCTTGCCAGTAGGTAAGATCTTTGCAACCTTTTCGGCAGCAAGAACACCAGCTGAGTCTGAGTCAAAACAAATAACTATACGGACGAACTGAGATAACCATTTTAAATTTGCAGCTATATATTTATTAGCTGATTGCGCTCCAGATGGCAAACTTACTACAGGAAAATAAGCTCCACTTGCTGATCGAGTGGCTTGGGCTACACTCATGCAGTCGATCTCGCCTTCTGTAATTGTAACGAACACACCGCCAGTATTAACCTGTCGCCATAGATCCTGTCCCCATAACTTGATGTCACTTAAGTCCCC